CGCATAAGTTATAACTTGACTGCTCAAATGCTCCTCTTGCAACATATTAATAATGTTGCTCTGGGCTCTTTCAAATTCCGCCTCTCCCCACTGGAAATACTCTAATAGAATGTTCTTAACATTTTCTATACATAAATCCATGGGTAATTTATCACTCTTTCCAGTTTCGGTGTAATTATGTAAACTTTTAGCAAAAGACAACTTGTCTAATGGTGCCATGTAAGTGCCAAAATCTAAATTAAAAACGAAAGATCGCTTTAAAAAAGATAACTCATTAAATGGTATATAATCAGGAGCTTCACCATCAGATTTATCAGCCGTAGTGTAAACAATATTAGATTCAGCTAAAGTTATTCGTATAGTATTAAAGTTGAAATCGGGAACTTTATTACTGACTGATAAAATATTGTCGTCACCATAGCACACAATATTAACGTTGTTGGAAAAAGTTGATATGTCATAATTAAAACTATAAACATATCTCATATAAATGCTATTGATTAAATTATTTAATATAACCGTCAAAGGGTGTCCGGAGGGATTAGAGCCAAATAATTGTATAAAAACACCATCATATTCATATAATGGAAAACAAACTTCAGCTGCCAAACCACTCATAATCGTAACATCTTCATGCGTATAACCCGAATTAATGGCTACGTCAATTAAAACCTGAAAGGCGTAACGCATAACTTTTGGTCCAACCTGCTTGTCATAAGCTTTATAATCGCCGGCTATATAATTAGGATGTTCGAGCATGTGAGTAGCTAATTGATTCCACTGTCTTCCGTGCGCGTTGATTCCTACTGCGCACTCACAAGCCAACCAATTGTTCTGTATAAAACGTACTATAGGCAAATAATACTTCCGCATTAAAAAAGTAAGAGCAATCTCGCAACCGGAAAATACTCTTATTTTACTTTTATCCTGATGTACGGGCTCATCTTTTAAATTAGCTCTGTGAACCATATGAACCATCTTGCCCGATAGTAAAATATTTTCACAATGAACTATGACACTATATATATCATCACTCATTTCTAAAGGTGAAGTAATACCGTCCACTGCATACATTGAGTTTTTAATATATTTACTCTTCTTCGCATTCAATGGCCACCCCATAGACGTTGCCATATTCATA